TCCTTGAGAACACGCTGGTAGAGGCAGAGGACCTCAAGCGCAAGCAGCTGGAAGGCATCCGTGACAAACTCGGACTGCTTGACGTCGAAGAGGCACGGTCCCAGCTGGCGTCCTCCAAGATGTTCGGTGAGATGCTGACGGAGCGTGGCGTGGACATCCCCATGAAGATCAGCAAGACAACGGGAAAGCCGACGTACGCGCTGGCCAAGACCGACGAAGAGTTCACTGCGCTGCTGGAGCACCCCGACGAAGAAGTAGCAGCACTGGTCAGTGCGCGGCTGGGCGTGAAGTCCACGCTGCTGGAGACTCGGCTGGCGACGATGCACAAATGCGCGACTGTGATGGGCGGGCGTATGCCGGTGCCTCTGGCGTATCACTCTGCCACCACGGGGCGCTGGGGCGGGCGTGTATGGAACCCGCAGAACCTGCCGCGCATCCCGCGTGACAAGGCTGGCAACCCGATCCCGAAGTTAACCAACGCGCTTCGTGACTCGTTGATCGCACCTCCGGGGCATTTAGTTGTGGTGTCCGACTTGTCGGGCATCGAGCTGCGAGTTAACCACTACCTATGGAAGGTGGATAGCACCGCCAAGCTCTACGCTGCGGACCCGGAAGCCGACCTATACAAGGAGTTCGCTTCTGCGCTGTTTGGCAAAGACAAGGCCGACATCACGAAGGACGAGCGGCAGCTGGCCAAGGTTGCGCAGTTGGGTCTGGGTTACGGCGCTGGCTGGCGCACGTTCAAGAAGGTGGCCAAGCTGATGGGCGGCATCGACCTGTCTGATGAAGAAGCAGAACGCGTCACGCTGGCGTGGCGTACCAAGTACCGGGACATCGTGAACGGCTGGACGTCATGTCAGGCTGCTATCGTTGCTATGTACCGGGGGTCTTCGATGTCGCCTGACCCACGGGGGTTGTGCACTACGTTCCAGAACGGCATCACCCTGCCCTCCGGGCGCAGCCTGTACTACCCTGCCCTGCGGCTGGAGAACGACGAGGTCGGCAAGCAGCAGTTCGTGTACGGCGAAGGCAAGAACAAGTCGAAGGTGTACTCCGGGCTGATGGACGAGAACTTGGTTCAGGCTATCTCACGCGATGTCATTGCAGAACAGGCGCTGGTCGTTGCGAACATGACGGGGCACTACCCTGCGCACATGGTGCACGACGAGCTTGTTTACGTGATAGCAGAGCAGGACGCCCACGAACATCTGGCTATCGTAGACCGAGTAATGCGCACCCCACCTAAGTGGTTACCGGGGATTGTGCTGCACAGCGAAGGCGATGTCGCGCCAACATATGGAGCCGCAAAATAATGCCAGCAAAGACACACGGTCACACAAGAGGTAAGGTGTTCACACGTACCTACAGCATCTGGGCGTCGATGCTTGCGAGATGCAGCACACCGTCGGCCACAGGGTACGCCAACTACGGCGGGCGCGGGATATCTGTTTGCGAGAAGTGGCGCAAGTTCGAAGGGTTTCTGGAAGACATGGGCGAATGCCCGGACGGCCTGTCTATCGACAGGCTAGACACCAACGGCAACTATGAGCCCGGCAACTGCAGATGGGCGTCAGATGCGGAGCAGGCCAGAAACACGACACGCACTGTTTACGTGCATGTCGCCGGTGAGAAAAAGGTCGCGCGCGATGTAGCCGCCGCTAACGGAATCCATATTGCTACGTTCAAGAAACGACTGTACGTGTATGGGTGGCCCGTCGAGCAAGCGTGCGGCGTATCACCTAGAATCAAGTCGGTTTGAAATGTTAGTGTGAGTGAGCTAACATGTACACACATTCATACAACAAAGGTGCTTACTATGAACTTGCGCGAAGCGACAGGCTTCCTCATGCGTGCGCACGATATCGGTCGTTGGGTTGAGCTGGCAGATAACTACATCCGCCTGTACAACAAGATGCCCGCGTCGTTCGTGCTGCCCTCCGATCACTCTGTGCTGAAGCCCGTCATTGACGCGTTCGCAGCGGACGCCCATGCTTTCTGTGACTACATCCGCGCACTGCGCGACGGGTCATCGGGCGCGGCGTACGACGAGCTGCACTACCAGTACCGCACCATAAGCCTGCGCACACTGCAGAACGAGCGCCGCAAGCGCGTGAAGAAGGCAGTGGACCAAATCCTGCCGACGCTGGAGAAGAAGCTGGACAGGCCGCTGACGTACCAAGAGAAGCAGTCCGTTGGCCGTGTTGTCGAGCAGGTGTGGGGCATTGAGCGTATGCGTGTGATGTCGGATGAGCGCGCCCTGCGCAGATCAGACCGCCTATCGTCAGAGGAACGCAGCGAAGTGCTGATCACCTTCTGGCGCAGCATCGATGACAAACTTGAAAAAGGAGAACCCGTGTTCGATAAGAATGAACTGAACCGTATGCTCAAGGTGCTGCTATGAAGGCCCCTGCATGGTCGTATTCATCGCTGACGTCGTTCGAGACGTGCCCCAAGCGCTACTACCACATCAAGGTAGCCAAGGACGTCGTTGACGCGCCCGGCGAAGCCGCCATGTGGGGCAGCACAGTGCACAAGTACCTTGAAGACCGCGTGCTCACCAATACGCCCTTACCTGTAAGCGTGGCCCACTACGAAGGGCTGGTAGCCCCCATCGCCAACAGCAAAGGAACCAAACTGGTTGAGCAGCAAATGGCCGTGACGCAGGACCTGAAGCCCACTGGGTGGATGGACAGCGACACATGGTGCCGTGGCATTGTGGACGTGGGGATTCTCTCTACTTCCCAAGACCGCGCACTTTTGTTAGACTGGAAAACAGGTAAGCGAAAACCAGACAACGACCAGTTGATGCTTTTTGCGGGCCTAGCCTTTTCGCATTATCCGGAACTCCGCATAGTGCAGACAGGGTTCGTGTGGCTGAAGGAAGGCAAGATCGACAAGAAGGGCTTCACCCGTGAAGACATCCCTGTCATCTGGCAGAACTTTGTGCCGCGTGTGAACAGGATGGAGCGCGCGTTCGCTGAAGAGAAGTTCCATCCGAAGCCGTCCGGGTTGTGCGCTCGTTACTGCCCGGTTCCTAAATATCAATGTGAGTTTTCAGGTAAACAACAATGACGCAGATCAAGACTTACGAGCATCTGACCGACGAAGAACTCTTGAAGGAAGTGTTCTTGGCAGACACCATCACCACGCTGGAAGCCGAGCTGGCCCGGCGCTTCGAACACGCACTGGACGAGCTGGCTAAGAAGCCCAAGGACGTGCAGCAGTTCGTGGAGGGCCGTTATGGCAATGACACCTGAGGGCCGAGTCAAGGAGGCAGTGAAGAAGCTGCTGAAGGCTCGGGGCATCTGGTACTACATGCCTATCCAGAACGGTATGGGCGTGGTTGGTATCCCCGACTTCATCTGCTGCTGGAACGGCAAGTTCTTGGCCATCGAAACCAAGGCCCCCGGCAAGCGCAGCAACCTCACACCGAATCAGGTACGGCACCTTGCAGCCATTGCTGACGCTGCGGGCGTAGCCATCGTCATCGACGACATCGAACAACTGAAAGAGATACTTACATGAAAGCAAGCGACAGGCAGGTGGGTGGGACCCACTACAAGGATATGGGTGTGCAGACATGGGACGTGGTTGACACATGGCCTGTGGAGCAGCGCATCGGCTACTACCGGGGTGGGGCGCTCAAGTACCTCATGCGGATGGGCAGCAAAGACGAGAGCCCTGTGGAGATCGCCAAGGGGCACCACTACATGGAAAAACTTTTGGAACTTTTGAAGGAGCAGCAACATGCCGAAGTCATCGCCAGCCAAGTTAGCGTATCAAAAAAAATACAATTCCCAGCCCGAGCAAAAGGCACTAGGCGTTGAGCGCCGACGCGAACGCCGTCATGCAATCGCCGAAGGAAAAGTTGCTATCGGTGACGGCAAGGACTTGGCTCACAAGGTCCCCGCCAGCGGCGGCGGCAAGACCACCCCTTCCAATCTCAAGGTCGAGTCAGCCAGCACGAATCGTGACTGGCGCAAGGGTCGCAAGGGCTACAAAGTGGGAGTGGATAAGTAATGCTTGTCTTCCCGCAGAAGAAAGCTCTTGTTGTTCGCCCCCGTAACCCGCAGCAGCTGCTCACTCTGATCCCGACGGCCAAGCCGTTGACCGTGCAGGGCAAGCAGTTCGTTGCGGTGCCGCACCGGATGGACGAGGTGCGCGTCCTGAAGAACCTTGGGATGAAGCCGCCCTCGCCTATCCGCTACCACTACAACTGGTCCGGGCAGTACACACCGTTCAAGGCGCAGCTGGAGACTGCCGAGTTCCTCACCTTGCACCCACGTTCATACGTGCTTAACGAGATGGGGACCGGCAAGACGATGGCCGTGCTGTGGGCGTACGACTACCTGCGCCAGCTGGGGTACCTGAACAAGATGCTGGTGATCTGCCCGTTGTCCACGATGGACCGCACATGGGCGGATGAAATCTTCCGACACTTCCCGCATCTGGACTACCAAGTGCTGTACGGGGACAGGAAGAAGCGCATCAAGCTGCTGCAGCAGGACGCCGACATCTACATCATCAACCACGATGGTTTGGGTATCGTTGCGGACCTGCTCAAGGATCGCCCGGACATCGACATCGTGGTGCCCGACGAGATCGGGCAGGTTGCGCGCAACGCATCGACTGACCGCTGGAAGCTGCTCAACACGGTGGTGAATAAGCAGCAGGATGGCACACGGTGGTGCTGGGGCGTGACTGGTACGCCAACCCCCAACGGGCCGACCGACGCATGGGCGCAGTGCAAGCTGATCACACCATCAACTGTCCCGCCGTACTTCAATCGGTTCAAGGACATGGTGATGAAGCAGCAGAACCAGTTCCTGTGGGTGCCGCGCCCCGGCGCTATGGAGACGGTGCACAACGTCATGCAGCCCGCTATCCGGTTCAGCCGCGCGGAGTGTATGGACCTGCCGCCCTGTGTGTTCCAGACGCGCCATGTTGGCCTGACGAAGGAGCAGCAGGCTGCGTACAAGGACATGCTGACCAAGCTGAAGTTCCAGATGGCCAACGGTGAGGTACTCGCTGCCAATGAAGCCGTGAAGGCCGGGAAGCTGGTGCAGATCGCGTGCGGTGCCGCCTACGACGACGACAAGAACATCGTTGAACTGGACAGCACGCCGCGTATTGACGTGGTGAAGGAGATCATCGAAGAAGCGGAAGGCAAGGTGATCGTCTTCGCGCCATTCGTGTCGGCAGTGCAGCACGTTGCGGAGCACCTGACTCGGGCCGGGTACAGCGTGGAGAAAATCTACGGTGAGGTGCCCAAGGGTGAGCGCGACAGGATATTCACTGCCTTCCAGAAGTCGGACGACCTGCGTGTGATTGTTGCCCAGCCGGGCGCCATGAGCCACGGTCTGACGCTGACTGCGGCGAACACGATCATCTGGTACGCGCCGATCTTCAGCAACGACATCTACGACCAAGCATGTGCACGGATTACCCGTCCGGGCCAGACGCGGGCGCAGCTGATCGTGAACATCGAAGGCAGCCCGATCGAACTGAAAGCATATAACCGATTGCGTAATAAACAGAAGATGCAAGGAATTTTATTGTCTATGGTTGAAGATGAAAGACTAGCTACAGCTACTTGAAACTTGCTTACACAACAGCTATATTTGCCCCTCTATGAATTTGCTTACCCTTAAACAAGTTGCCGCCAAACTGGGCTGCCACTACACGTTCGTGTACCGCTTGATGAAAGCGGACCCTGCCTTCCCCAAAGCAGTTGACATCGGTTTGTCCACATCGGGCCGATCTCGCTGCGTGCGCTGGATCGACAAGGAACTCGACGCGTGGCTGCTGACGAAGAAAACTGATTTTGTTGATGTTGAAAGGAGTGTTGAAGATGAAGATGGACGAGTTGATCAAGAAGTACATACAGGTTCGGAACAAGAAGTCCCAACTTAAAGTTGCGTACGAAGCTGAAGTCGCAAAGTATGTAGAGCTGCAAGACAAGATCGAAGCATTGATCCTGCAGAAGTTCGGCGAGATGGGGATGGAATCCGTCCGCACTGATGAGGGCACAGCGTACATCAACGTGCGTACGTCCGTATCAGTAGCAGACCCGGATGCTTTCCGCAGCTACGTCCGCGAAACGGGCAACCTTGACCTGCTTGAGTTGCGCCCGTCAAAAGCTGCCGTCGAGCAGCACCGTGATGCCACTAGCGAGTTTCCCCCCGGTGTGAACTGGTCCGAAACGCGCGTGGTAAATTTCCGTAAATCCTGAGGTGTCTTATGACCGCAATTGTTCCCTTTGACTCGGGCAGCCTGCCCGCCCACATCCGCCGCTCCAGCGCCCCCAACAAGATGGCATCCGCAGCTTCTGCTGCTGGCTTCCCCGTCATCTCCATCAAGGGCAAGGTGTTCCACATCGTCCGTGGCGGCGAGCGTACCCTGATCACCAAGCCCGGTGAAGACGACCCAGCAGCATCGCTGGAAGTAGTCGTGCTGGACCTGAACGCCGTGAACTCCAAGGTGTTCTACGCCAACGGCTATCAGGAAGGCAACGACTCCAAGCCGACCTGCTACTCCAACAACGGCAAGCACCCTGAGGCGGACTCTTCTGAGCCGCAGGCCAAGCTGTGCGCAAGCTGCGTGCATAACCAGTGGGGCTCGCGCATCACTGCAGACGGCAAGAAGGGCAAGTCCTGCGCAGACAGCCGCCGCATGGCTATCGCCACCCCTGACGCCCCGGCAGACCCGATGCTGGTGCGTGTTCCCGCTGCGTCGCTCAAGGCGATGGGCGAGTACGGCAAGATTCTGTCAACCCGTGGGCTCGAACCCCACCACGTCATCACCAAGATCGGCTTCGACTACTCGGTGGCGCACCCCGCACTGACGTTCAAGCCCGTCGGTATCATCAACGATGGTGAGATGATGGCCGGTATCGAGGCAGCCCGTAAGGCTGACATCGTGGCGCAGATCACAGGCGAAGCCCCCACGCCCGCTGCAGAGGCACCGGTGGAAGAAGCGGCGCCCGCTATCGCAGCACCTGCACCGACTCCCGCCCCTGCCCCTGCCCCCGCGAAGGCAGCCAAGCCCGCAGCCACCAAGGCTGACGCTGTTGAAGCCGCCGTAGCCACAGCTGCTACGACCAAGAAGGCGGACGTCAAAGTTGAGAAGAAGCCCGGCGGTCTGGAGGATGAAATCTCCGGAATGATCGAAGGCATGGACTTCGACGACTAAGACCCCCGATACGTCCGGGGCAACCCGGAGCCGGATAACGTAACCGGCTTTTTCGTTTACAGGTAAACATGTCGGGGGACAAGTGATTCAAGATTTCTATTCGCGGCTATTCCCGCAAGGGGCCGGGCTCCGCTGCTTAGCGGTGTTCACCAAGGGATTGAAGAAGCCGCCCGAACATTTCTTCTACAAGACGGACGCAGAGCTGATCCTCGCAGCAACTGTGTTCGATAAGCACAAACACAACGTCTATCACGGCTGCGCCGTGTACACAACGGACGGCAATCGTAAGGGTGACAATGTCGCTGCAATCAAATCGGTCTGGGTGGACCTCGACGTTGGTCCGGGCAAGCCGTATCAAAGCAAGAAGGACGCTGCGACAGCGCTGGAAACTTTTCGCGTCACGCTTGGTCTGCCCGCCCCCTCCATTGTGGACTCCGGTAACGGAGTACATGCGTACTTCCACTTCGAGCGACCCATCGCCCCTGCCAACTGGGATCGTGTTTCTGCCGCACTGGCAGCCTGTATGGACGAGTTCGGCGTCATGCACGACACGTCCCGCACAGAAGACAAAGCCAGCATCCTGCGGGTGCCCACCACCGGCAACTACAAGAGCAACCCCGCCAAGCAGGTAACGCTCAAGCGGACTGGCGACGAGATCGCCGTCGGCGCGTTCTACCAGAAGCTCAAGGACTACGCAGAAGCCAAGGGCATGCTGCTGCCGGGCACGAAGGTGAAGGCCGGTGGCCCGACCAACAAGATGATGACGAAGGACTACCCACCGTCCGAGAGCCACATCCTTGTCGAACACTGCCCCATCCTGAAAGAGATCGACGAGACAGGCGGCGACGTGGGGTACGAAGTCTGGTGGCGCGCCATCGGCGTAGCCAAGCATCTGGTTGAGCCTGAAGAGACAGCCGCCCACTGGACCCGCAACCGTACCGCTACCGGCCACGATAAGGCCGACTGGCAGAAGGTCATGGAAGAGTGGCAGTACGGCCCGACATCGTGCTCCCAGTTCAGCAAGCACAGCCCCAAGTGCAGCAGCTGCCCGAAGTTCGGCAAGATCACATCCCCCATCGTGCTGGGCCACCCAGAAGTCCCGCCGATGGTGCACCAGCCCGCCGAGAACCTGATCGTGCGCCAGAAGCGTTACCCGCACATCCAGAAGGGGGCGTGGGAGTTCGGGGCCAAGTGGCTCAAGGACGCGACAGCCCAAGTGTGCCGCATCGGTGTCGATGGCATGGGCCGCATCACCCGCAGCCAGAAGATGGAGGACGACGGAACGTTCAAGCACTACCCCTTCTGCGATCGCTGGTGGCAGGTTATGCGCCGTGTGCGCAACCATGACGGCGTCTGGCAGCTGGAGATCGGCTACGCCGAGTACAACGGATTCAAGACATTCATGATTGACAGCGCAGCTGTGATGTCCCCGGACTCGCTGCGCAAAGAGTTCTCTGCCCGCGAAATACACATATACGGAGGTACAAAAGCAATGGAGAAGACGCAAGACATGATCAGGTTCAACCAAGACCTGCTCTACGACGAAGAGATCGAAACCAAGGTGTACCCCACCCTTGGCTGGACCACGGTCGTCCCAACAGTACGCTCGCCTGTCACAGACGAGTTCGTCATTGGCAACACTGTGCTGGCCCCCAAGCCCGCGAAGCCATCCGAGGCCATGCTGGGCGACACCGTGACAGATAGCGTTCGCTACGCGTTCCAGTCCGCAGGCACGTCAGACGAGTGGATTCGGCTGGTCAACTACATCTACAACCGCCCCGGTGCGGAGGCGTATCAGTTCCTCATCTGCTCCGCGCTGGCATCACCACTGGTCAGTCTCACCCCCGGCGACGGCGAGTGGCACGGCATTCCGATCGTTGTGACCGGCGACTCTGGCGCTGCGAAGACAACCACCTGCCTTGTGGCCATGAGCGTGTACGGTAACAGCCAAGCACTGAAGTTCAGCGCCGGTCAAGGTCAAGGCGACACGGTCAACGCGATGTCCGTCAAGCTGGGCTCGCTGCGCCATCTGCCCTGCATCTTGGACGAGATGTCCGGGCTGGAGCCAGAGAAGATTCAGGAAATCTTCACCATGATCGCCAACGGGAAGATGAAGGACCGGATGAACACCCAAGGGCAGCTGGTGCACAACCCGTACTTCTGGGACATGATCCCGCTGGTCAACACCAACGACAAGCTGCACGAAGTTCTGGAAGGGCTGCGCTCCGGGCACAGCGTGAAGGCCATGCAGCTGCGCAGCTTCGAAGTCCAGCTGCTGAAGAACGACCTGACCGCCGTGTTCAAGGGCGTCAACAAGACGATGGTGGAAGTGGACCTGCTGGCCAACAACCACGGCGTCGTCGGGCGCGACTGGCTGCAGTTCGTGGTCAACAACCGCAAAGTCATCGCGGATAAGCTGGGCGAGCAGCGCAAGGCGTACATGATCGACCCGACCGACGAATCCAACATCCGCTTCTACAAGGACCTGATCGTCACTGTGAAGGTCGCCGCCATGCTGGCGCGTAGCAAGGGCATCATTCAATGGGACGTGAGCAAAATGATTAAGTGGGCAGAAGGGCAGCTGGTCGGGCTGCGTGACAGTGTGACTGAGGTGGACTGGCCCAGCACGATCTCCGACTTCATCGCCAGCTTCCACGGGCGCACGATCGTGTCCAAGCACATGAAGATGGGCCCCGGTCGCCGGGCTGCCTCCGCAGCCGAGATGCCGCTGGAGCCGCTATCCACGTCGGCCCTGCCGGTGGCACGCAAGGCTATCGAAGACAAGCGGTTCGTGTTCACGGTGGCGTCCATGAAGGAATGGTGCCGGTTGCGCAAGGTGCTGTTCAGCGCGCTGCTGCAGGAGATGCGCACGCGTGGGTACTTCAGCAGCGATGACGTGGACGCAAACGGGCTTCCCATTGTCACGGCGCTCAATCTGAACATCGGCAGCGGAACGACTGTTTCACGCCCGCAGGCGCCGTGCTACCAGCTCAACTGGGACAAGGTTGCCTACGAAGACTCGGAAGACACCGTGGACACCAGCAACGTGGTGCAGCTGCATCCTGTCACTGAAACTGTCACTGTGGGGGCCGAAGACGTCGGCGATATCGCCGCAAGTCCTTGATTTATATGGTCGGGGCGATACGATTCGAACGTACGACCCTCTGCTCCCAAAGCAAAATCCACCCCTCTGCGGGTGGATTTTTTTACCCCATTTTCACTCTCAAACACCTTGCGTTAGTGAGCATCAGTTAGACTACATAATCCTTCGATTCTGTCACTGTAACTGTCACTGTGCTCACCGACGCTGCCATCAAGCGCTTACGCGCATCCGACAAGGACCACGTCGTATCCGACGCCAACGGTCTGTACGTCAAAGTGTACACCTCCGGAGCCAAGAAGTTCATGGTCAGGCGCATGGTCGCCGGGAAGACCAGCTGGACCACACTGGGCACCTACCCGGACATGACGCTGGCCGAAGCCAGAGCCAAAGCACTAGCCCCCACCCCCAATTCGATCACCGTTCAGACAGCCGCAGATGAGTGGTTGTTCCACGTCAACAAGACTTATCGATCATCTGAGCAAGTAGTGTGGCGGATGAACAAGTACCTCATGCCTAAATTTTCAGCATGGCGGGTGAGACTTCTTTCAAGGTCCGAACTTTCGGCTCATCTTTTGTTCCTATCGGAGCACAACGGCCCCGTCATCGCCAACAGAGTGCTCGGGGATGTCAAGCAGTTCATGGCGTACTGCGTCCAGCGCGGCTGGCTGGAGGACTCCCCGGCGGCGCTGCTGTCCAAGAAGATCATCGGCGGCAAGGAGAAGTCCCGCGACCGGGTGCTGTCGGACGATGAGCTGGTGGCGCTGCTGAAGCTGCTGACTGCCCACGGACGGCTGCAGACCAAGACACGGCTGGCGCTGGCGCTACTTCTGGCCACCGGGCAGCGATCGGCAGAGGTCCGGGGCCTGTGCAGTGGAGAGGTTAGTCCCTCAACATGGGAGATTCCCCATCATCGGACAAAGAACGGTATTGCTTCCCGTGTAAGCCTGACACATGCCACAAGATATCTTTTGGAGAAGTGCTTCTTGGATGGAAGCCCGGAACCGTTCGCCGGGATGGACGGGCAGACTCTTGCCAGAGTACCGGCGCGCCTGAAGCTGGGATGGACGCCGCACGATCTGCGCCGCAC